GGAATGGCTTGGGTCGTGCGTGATCGGGGTCAAAGCCTACATAAGATAAAGAACACTACCCATTCCCATCCCATGTCAAAGTAATACTACCACTCGTAGCCTTACTATCATTTGGATTATTCCTTACACCACCCAACGGTTGCAATTGTCTCTTCAGCTTATCCAGATTATCCAGCTTAATCCTACGCCATGTCGCTTCAGCCATAGCCTTCTTAGGATCATCAGGTAATGGCTCATTAATCAGATCCCTCATCTGATCTGCAATGTGTTCACCTTGGATAGCCCTGGCCTTTGAATAAGCTTCATACGCTTCATCATTAGCCTGTACATACCGATAGATCGTCTGCCTATCCGGCAAGTGCCTAGAGATCTTACACATATTCGTCAAGCTCTCACCATCCGCTAATCGTTGGCAAACCTCAACCATCATATCCTTTGTAACCAGTGATTGTCCTTTAGCACCCATTACTGTTTCTTTCTATTCGCTGCTCTTGAGATAATCGATAGATTCTTTTTACCATTATTCCTTGGATTACCATCCTTATGATCAATCTCTTTACCGTCACCTTTTTGAACTCGCCCGGACCTTATTGCTTCACGCCTGTTCTTATTACGTAAAGCTCGTTCCTGTTTCATTTTGGTACTGCTGTGATATTTCTGATATTCGCTCATGTTTAATTTAAAACCCGGCAACTAGAGGTGACTAATTACCGGGTACTATTGAGTATTCACGATGAATAGTAGGGAGATCAAAACAAAAACAGGCAAAGCTCCCTATTATAAGAATAAAAATAATAGTTCAGTTCATTAAGTCAACAACATTTTATTCTTTTTAATAATATTCATGTCTTCAAAAGACAATACATGGATTTTTAGTAGTACACTTATAATGTAATCGTATTAATGCAGCCTTATAATTATTCTTAACTGTTCTTCGATCCTGATGATAAGCCTTTGCCAACTTTGTCCATTTAGGTCCACGCTCTCGAAAAGCACCACTATGCGCTACTGCCCATATAAGCCTTCGATCAGACTCATCGCATTGATCAATCAATAACCCTAGCACATACTCATATTTTGTCACCTGTAGCGTTGTTGCTTTAGGAAGACCCGGTGAATAAACAATATCACCATAACTTAACCATTCGGTCTGATACTCTGGCCAGGAAGCGAGCTTCTGTTTCCTAAAAGCAGAGGGAAGTCTTCTTTCGGTTTCCGCTGCTTCCTGTATAAGATGATCTAGCTCATAAACATCATTTGCGTACAAGTTGGAATTGCCTTCTTAATTGTTCGAGAAAAAGTTTTTTTTCCTGACCTTCAAGCTTGTGAACATGATCAATAATCTTCCAGTATTCGTGTCTTGATAAGATCTTTTCAGCTTGCTTTAAAACCTTCTGTGAAAGGTGTTCAATTCGTATTTCTTCTGATTCCATCCTATTAGTAATAATACTATTCTTGTAGTGAATGTTAGTATTCTTAGCAACTTTAGAAATAACTTTTTGAAGGTTATTTCTAAGTTGCTGATTAGTCATATCTCTAATGTGAATATTCTTATTACTAATAGGGTTATTCTTATAACGAATATTTTTTTAATTTTGCCATGTCAAGACAAATTTTCATATCGATGTAAAATATCGTGTCTTTGAAAGTCAATCTCCAAGTATTATTGAATTAAATTCTAATGGCCTTTTTAATGGTGGTTTACTGAAATGATTATGTCTAATCCAGTGTTCAAAATAGAACGCAAAGGTTTCATCATGCAGCGTACAATCAAAAAATAAATCGTGGTGAATAAATTCTGCTAGATAAAAAACAGCCTTCCGGCATTGCTCTAGTGTTTCGAACTCTAGTAATAGGGTAGCTAAGTAGATCTCCGCTTCGCTTTCCCACCTCTAATTGTTTCTTCTGAATTAACCATAGCCTTTACATATGGATGCCCGGATACTTCTACGGTATCTTTGATGCCATCATATACTTCCTTGATAGACCTAGCGACAAAACATAAAGCACCGGTATTATTTAATATTTCATGGATAGCTCGTTGCCTTGGCGTTGGATAATTCTTAGGTTGCTTTAGTTCAATAAAGATAACCTTGCATCCCGGTACGAAAATTTCGAGGTCTGGCCAGCCGGATTTAAATCCAAGTGTCTTTTGCTTTACATAATACTGGACCTTATTCCCTGCCCCTTCTGATGGGGAATGGTGAAAGATAGATCCTTTAGGTAAGGCATAGTTTAACCAGGCAACAACATTTCTTTGCAAGGCAGCTTCATTAACGTATGGCATTACATCCGTTCCATAAAGAAATCATTGGGCATCACAGCTCCATTGGTCACACGAACAATGGCATCCATGTACTTTACCGGGATTTGTCTTTCTGGGTCATGGAAGGGTAAGCACCAGCGCTGCGCCATCTTAGGGTATTTCGCCCCTAATAACTTGGCTAATTGGCCATAAGAAAGATTTCTTGTGAGTCTGTATTCTTCAAGTGTCATAATTAAATATTATTCTATTTGACTTTATTAGACATTTCAACTAGAAATATTCTTCTAAAGACAAAAACGGCAAGATAACTAAAACTATATTCGTGCAGAGCATTGGGGCTTACTAGAAAGGAGCATTGATAATGCTTGCGACTACTGATACTTTTTCTATGCAAAGACTAGGGAGTAAAAGAGTGTCCAAAGAATTAGCTAAACAATTAAAACATTATGTTGATCAAAGTATGTACGACAAGGAAACGATCCGCAAAAGTGTTGGCGTGAATCAATCCACCATGTCTAAGCATCTCAATGGAAAAATATCTTTAACTTACCAAAATATTAAATCGTACTCAAAAGCACTGGGTATTAATATTCATCAGCTTATAGGTGTCGAACCTATACAGGTCATTGGACATACTTGGAATACTGAAGATGTAGACCGAATACATATGTATAATATTGATGATAAGCCATTTTGGGTTTATCCGGACTTTGGATACGATAGTGATATTGTTTGCGTATTAAAAAAAGAAGACAATATAAGACCTTGGCTTTCTAGCAGCATTATTTGTTTTTCAAAAAAAAATATGGAAAACAAAACAGTTACTGATGAATGCCAGGAAACGTATTGTTTTATTAAATACAAAGTAAAAGGACAATCTTGTTTTAAGTTAGGTATTCCCTATCAAATGCCTTTTATGGCAGATGCCGGTAAGAAATATACCATTGTATCCCCTAGCAGACCAGGGTCTATTAATACCGATGAGCAAGGCATTACAATTGAATATGCGTGTCCTATCTTAGATTGGGTTCTCAAACCAAAAGCCAAATTATGGAAACTCTCAACTGACGAGGTGACATTATGAATAATAGAAACCCACAGGGAACATTAGGCGGTGCTTTAAAATATTGGAAGGGTCAAAAAAGACATATACAAAACGGTAATGATGAAGGCTCGTTTGACTATAAATTAAATGGCAACCCAAAAAATGCACCAGACGATGACAACAAAATTATAAAACCTACGCCTAACCACTTAAATAAATTAACAAGATTAATGGCTGTAAGAGAATTAAGATTATTTAAAGCCATTGGAAATATTTCACCAAAAAAAGATATGTATGCTGAAATGAGAAACTATTTTAATGGTACAGCTCAAAAATCAGCATTTATGTGTTTAGCTTATAAATGTTATTTTGATGGGTTATACATTACTACAGGTATGGCTACCCATCAGCTTCAAATAAACCGATCTTCTGCACTTATGATTATTAAACACTGCCAAAAAAAAGAATGGCTTACTGAATTTCAAAGCTATAAATATAGGGTTGAGCCAATTATTTATGACTTTTGGCATAATTACATGCACGACTTAATTACTAATAATACTGAACTATTTCGCAAGATAAACGTCCTTGCGGAAGCTTATTTACTAGATAAAGATGATGGTTTACCCATCGATTAGACCATTAAAAATATTCTTAATAGGAATATTTATTCTTTAATACTGTAATTTATTTCTTTAAAGTCCTTAATAAGTTTTATTCTTGTTAAGGACTTTTATTTTGAAACCTGAAGAAATACATTACCTCTGGCACTCTAATCCAAAAACAAAACCATTATGGCAGACGTTGTTTGATAAGTGTCATGTTCGACCTAAAGTTAAATTAGCCTGGGATATTATTAAATCCGATCAATCTACTGAAGGACAGAAAGAAGACGCTTGGGTAATCATTAGAAAACTAGACCCAAAGTACAATCAATCCATGTCAGCGGTGCTTCAAGGTGGAATTTCTGTGCAGCATGGATGTGATCAGCACTTCCTCGAAAATTGCCCCTCAAAGGAGTCCATAGAGCAGGCAAAAAAAGATTTTATGACTTACGAGTCACGAACATGGGATAACGGCTCAGACAAGCTTAAAACGAGTCTGGTGGCAGATGAGATTGAGAAGGTCACTGAACACGCTATATTAGGGTTAACTGAAGCATTTAAAGCTGAAAATAGAGTAATTGGCGAAAAAGAGTACCTTGAGAAGGTCCCCGGTCTTGATTTAAAATATAATACTAGACCAGATTACTGTCATCGAATTGATCTCAAAACAAAATGGTCTTCTCCAGCCGATACCAAGTCTGGAAAAAAGTCAGCGTACATTCCTAAGAATTTATCCGGGATGTTTGATATGAAAAATATTTATCAGGCAGCTGGGTTTAAAATGGTAACAGGTCGAGATCCAGTATTGGTTTATGCGACCGCAAGAGATTACCAGATTTTTAGCAAAGAAAATTGTGATGAGTTAAAAGATGATTTTCTTAACGATGTTATTCAAAACAGTATTAACCGGCTTCGATCAGTAGAAATAAAAATAAAACTAGCACCTAACTTAATGACCCTTCTTGCCTGTGAACCGCCGGACCTAAAGGATTTAACTTTTCCTTTAGCGCCCGGCGTTATGGAAGAAATTAATATTGTGCTTGATCAGATAGAATACACCAAAGTAATCAACCCATCTTTTGAAAAGGTCCAAGATGAATTTGTCAAACATTCCAGTAAACTATGAAGCGCTGCACAAAGACGCTGTGGATACAGAGCGTGAAGCCTACCGAAAAGTTAAGAAAATAAAAATAAGAAAAGATATTCTTCTTTATATCTATATTGCCAGAAACACTGCTTCCCTTGGTAGTACCGGGTCTGAACTGGCTACCACCCTTAGAAAGATATTAAACACAGTACGAGCTAGGCTTACTGAACTAGAGGGGGATGGGTACATAATGAAATCGGATATGCGTAGGAAAAACGCCAATGACAATAATGAAGTTGTCTACACGATTACGCCATATGGAATTGTTACAGTTGAAAAGTTATTAAAGGAAAATGCCTATGAATAAAATTGCAGAAGCTATACTAGAAGCTGATGAAACGACAAAAACAGATGGTGTTGTTGTTAAAGGCGGCAAGAAATATTTACAGGTAAAAGATAGAGTTTCGATCTTTCGTAAAACATTTGGGTTAGATTATGGAATAGATACAAACATCGTTGTCGATGATGGTAAACGTATTGTTATGAAAGCCATTGTTATTGATGCCAATGGCCGTCAAATAGGTTCCGGGTATGCAGAAGAGCAAAGGGGAAGAGGTGTTAATTTAACCTCTGCAATAGAGAATTGTGAAACTAGCTGCATTGGCCGTGCGCTTTCAAGTCTAGCTCTCCACGGTGGAGAATATGCGTCTGCCAATGAAATGGAAGCTGTTGGACGTAAAGAAGAAGCCATCAAGCAGAAACAAACTGATGATAAGCCACAAGAGCCACCACAACCTAAAGAAAAAGAAAAATTATCCTGTATTCGTTTTATCAATAAACTTACAGAAGAACTCAATGATATTAGCGCTTTAACTCATTTAGAAGCTTATCGAGCCAAACATAAACCACAAATAGCAGAGTACTGGAAAGAAAGCGCCCAGAACAGGCAAGTCATTAAAAACTTTAGTGTGCTTGTAAATAAACATGAAACAGATTTAAAGGAGCAATAATGTCAAACGCACATTTTTATTTTTCTAATAAAGATAGAAAACCAAACAATAATCAGCAGATTTTAACAGGTAGCTGTTTCATCAATTCAAAAGTATTTATTGATAAAGAAAAAGATCCTCTTGCTATAGAAAATCTTAAAAAGGTTAATGTGGGAATAGCTAAAGTTTTAGCTTTATTTAAAGAATATGATTTAAAACTGCACATTAAAATAATGGATAAAAGTGGTGGCATTCAATGGCAAACTTGGAAAGAAGTAGCCACAATGAATTTATATTTAAATGAAAATCATGGTTATCAATATCAAATCGCAGCAGAAGAATCAAAGCCTATTGCAACAGAAGAACCAAAGCCTACTGAAACAGAAGGAATGTACACTAATAATGAAGAGGATATAGACGATGAAATCCCATTCTAAACCTTTACTTAGCACCCTTGAAGTAGCTGAAAACCTTTTTGGAACAAAGGAAAAAAAACATTATGAAAGAGTCCTTAAACTCATCCATCAGGGAGAAATTAAAAGTGTTAGGATCGGAGGATCCTTCTATGTCAAGAGTGCGGATCTTCGAGCATGGATTAACGGCATGGATTGGAGTACATCGCAACAAAATCAACATCATATTGGAAGACCAGCCAATACAAATTAATGTCACCGCAGATCAATTAGACCACATTGCAATTCATTGTTTAAAGAGCGCTATGGAAATGAGAAATGAGTAAAAAAGCGTGTGTCAACTGTGGAACTTTTTTTACCTATTTTCACTCTAACAAAAAGTTTTGCACAGATACTTGCAGATGGTCATACAACGATAGAAGAAAAACACAAAGAAACAATAAGCCACAAAGTATAACGCTTCCATACATACCAGATAAATACATTGTAAAAGAAAAATGAGTTATAGTGTAGAAAATATTAACAATCAAACACGAGAAGGTATTTATACTGAATATTTAAATAGTGGGGATGAATTTGTTTATTTTATTTTGCAAAATGAAACAAACCAGCGTTTTTGTAAGATTGGAAAATCAAGTAGCGAAAAAGGTGTTTGGCAAAGATTTCTTGGGATGAAAGTAGGTAATCCCAAAACAATGGTTTTATTAGGTTATTTAGAAAATACACAAGAAGAATATTGGCATAGGGTTTTCGAAGATCGCGCTCGTGTAGGTGAATGGTTTTATTCTGCAACAATGCTGCCTATTCTTTATAATCTAAATCTTAAAATACCAGAGTCAGCTTTAAACTCTTTTAAAAGTGATATTATTAGACAATTGCATAACAAAGTTTGTGACGCTCAAGAAGAGTATGATAAGATAGTTAGCAAATTATTTAAAAAGGAAGCAAAAGAAAATTTAGACAACCGAAAACATGAATATAAAACAAGAGAAAAAGAACTTAACGATAAATCAAAATTAATAGAAGAATACCGAGAATATGCTTTTTCAATTCCAAATGAAAACAAAGCTGTTAACGAATTTGGAATGCGTACAGGCGTAGATTTATACGATGTTTTGGGCTGGGAAAGAGCTACATATGGAAACTACGAATATAGTATTAAGGAAGAATATAAAAGAGCTAGTGAACTTAGTGATAAAATACTTAAAGTATTAAATTCTGGTGTTTTTTTCAATAATTTAATTATACCCGGATGGCAAGAATTTCGATATAGCACACTTGCAAAAACAACATTAGACGAATGTGATTTTCCTATTATGAAAGGGGAAACCTGTTTTGTTTGTGGGGAAGGCTGGGAAAGATATCGATTAAGTTATCTTTCTGCTTATCGATATTATTATAAAAATTTAAATAAACGTACAAAATCAATAATATTAAAAAACGCAGAAGAAGATGAGAAACGAAAAAGCGAAGAGATGAAAATAGCTTTGGAAAATATGCAAAAAAAGGGCGCATAAAGCGCCCTAGTCATTGGAGGAAATGGTTTTTATTCTGGATAGAAACCGTCATCTGTACCTGTCATTTTGATTGGGGCTTTTAAGCTATACAGAGTATCAATGTTAGATTGATCTTCTGCTTGCTGATCTTCAGTTTCCAACCAATGTCTATAAACCTTTTTGGTTACAGCTTCATCGGCATGACCCATCCACTTAGTAATTTTAGATACATCTTCAGAGTATCTAAGAAATAACATAGATGCATAGTAATGTCGAAACATATGCCAATTGATAGGATTAACATTAGATCTTTTAATGCTTGCTCTAAGTTCTTCACCAAATCGGCTATCAGAGATAAAATGTCCTGTCTGTGATGCCCATACATAGTCAGTAAGCTCCGATCTCTTACATGATAATTTGTACTCTTTAAGAAGGCTTACAAGCTCTGAAGAAAGAGGTACTGTTCTTTTATCGCCACCTTTAGTTTTAGATCTAAGGTCCCCACCCTTCGTACCTTTTTTCACATATGTGGATTTGTACTCTATAGATTTACCATTGATAATTTTATATTCTTTATCAGTAACCACTCTTTTAGAAATACGAACCTTTTTGTCATCTAGGTTTAGATCGCCCCAAGTTAAGGCTCTCTGTTCACCTTGTCTTATTCCGGTGAACGCTGCAAAAGACATTGCAGTTTCCCAATAAAGATTTTTAGCACTATTAATAATCTTTAAGATTTCTTCAGAATGTATATCTTCTGGAGCAATTTCTTCCTTGCTTTTCTTTGTACCAGCAACAGCAATACATTTTTCTCTCAAAGGATTATCTAATCTGCAACCATATCCAACTGCTTCATCAAACATTAAAGTTACAGAATTATGTTTGTTCTGTGCAGTTTTAGTAGATGCTCCTTGGGAGATTGAAGGGATAATGTAATCTTTGTACATGACAGTATCAACTTCACGAACCAATATATTTTTAAATTTGTGAGAACCAACTTTAATATCAAGTACTGAAACAATATCTCTAAATTTATTCTTTAGGTTTTTATTTTTACCTTGTGCTGCGAATATTGGATCTTCAATACAATCCTTTTCAAACTTTTCCCAAAGATCAATTACTCGCCAATGACTAGCTGTAGAAAGTTTTTTATTAGATGTACGAATTAAATTATCAATAAATTCTTGAGCTTCCTGTTTTGTTTGAAACTCTGGCCTACCACCAGGGATAGATAAGTTTCTTTGATCAACTACCCATTTACCAGTAAGTCTACCTTTGCTTCTTAATGCTATTGGCTTTAAATCTGTTACTTCCATTTTATTCTCCTCCATAATATTTTGTGTCTTTATAAGACATATAATATTCTTTTGAAGAATAGTCAAGAACCTACCGCCAAATAGGTTTTACTGACAACTGGTCGTAGGTTCCACTAACAGTTGGTCGTAGGATCCATGATTCTTACTGACAAAGAATGTCAGTAAAATGTCAGAAAATTGAATTGAAGCCATATTTTGTTTGGCTCCGGCGGTAGGGATCGAACCTGTGACCTTCAACATATATATCTTATTACACCTTATTTTACTGGATATAAACATATCAGAAAGGAAATAAAAGTAAATAAAAAGAATATATAGTGTCAGTAGAGTGTCAGTGTCAGTGATAAATATTTACTGACAGTTGGTCGTAGGTTCTTAAAAATATCGCAATGTCAGTGGATTGATAACCCAACATATACAAAACATAATACGCCTGTGTACGGCTAAATTTATGACTTTAGAAGACACATTGTCATAGCATCTTTAATGCAGCTTCCAAGGTTTCATTGTTGCGTCTAGTCCAACCTTTTCCAAAAGTATTAAAGGTTGATAGGCTTTCATAAAATGCCTGACGAACATTTTTATAGTTCTCAATTGTTGTAGCTAACCCATGATGTGTTATGTACTCATCAAGTGTTCTTAATGTGTTTGGACCTATCCCACCATCAGCCACAGTACCAATCATTTTTTGTAATTTCTTTATAGCTCTTCCGGGTCCACTGTTAACCGCCCAATCAAAAACAGCTAAATCTAATCCGGAAGGTAGTTGGTAGCATTTAGCTTTAAACCAATAATTCTTTTCATAAATAGGAGCTACATCTTCTTCAGTTAAATCTTTCATATTCTTTTTACCGCCCCACTCGTCATACACTCTTTTGGTCACACCAAGATTTGTTTCTCCACCAGGATCACGAGGATGATTTACATAGCCACCTTCGTGGTGCAATATTATTTCTAAACATTTTTCAAAATTACCTTCCATTATTTTTTACCTCCGAAAAATTTAGTTACTGACCGAATACCAAAAGATGCAGCTATCACTACACCAAAAGAATAAGTGTACCATGCTGGTGCTTGCTCTAATGCTTGGAAACCGGCGAATGCCATCTCTCTAGTAGTGTCGTTTATAAAACAAAGAAGGAATGGTATGGACAGGAGAATGGTAATCCATTCGTCTTTCCAGCTAGATTGTGTAGCTTTGATAGCTTCTATATCCCAATCGATCTCGCCAGTTAATTGTTTTTTTTGTATCTCTGCTTTTATCTTTTGTGTTTGTACCTTGCCATCCATCCAAGAGGTAGCAAGAGAACCAACCATTTTAATTGCTGTTAATATCATTTCTTTTCACCGTTCATCCAGATCCCAAAGCAACCTGTCAAAGCACCCATGCAAACTGAAACTAATCCAGCTGCTTGTGTGATGTTAGGGAAATCTGGTGGCAAAGACATATACCAATGAACAGCTTGGTAAGTTAAAACAGTAACAACAAGCATCATTAATCTTGGAAATATTTTATAATTATCAATAAATGTCTGTGCCATGTTTTACTCCAAATGTAGCCACCAAGGTTTCCACCAATGTGAAGCTTCCCAATAAGCTAATAAAATTAGCAAAATGATGATAAGTATTTGCATTTAAATTTGCTCTTGTTGTCTTTTTAGCCAGATAACAAATGCGATAAATCCAATAACAGTTAGCAACAGCATCAAAACAAAAAAACCTTCAATCAATTGCTGCTTGAGCTTTTGCCTAGCATAAATTTTTTCTGTTCTTTCTTTTCTAATGGTTGCTTCCATTTTCAGCAATTGATCCCAAGCCTTTGACCCATATTTAAATTTAATGAATTGTTGCAACTCATAGCGTTGTTCTTCTAATTGTTTCTTAGCTGTAAAACATTGAACGGCTGCTTGCTCAACACTGTCTCCACTCAAAAACTTCTTATAGAAGGGCGGATGTTTGCTATTTTTTATTCCCTCGTCAATGTCAGAACTAGCTTGCATCCATCTTGAAAGATCAGAACCCATTTGCTCTATATCCCTGCCCATAGCAAATGCTTTTTTCAAATTGTTAAAAGCAGCTGTTGCCGTTGAAACAACAGCCGTAACGGTAACAGGATCAAACATTTTTAGCTGCGAATAACTAGGGAAATTAATAGAAGAATTGTTGAACCAGCTGAACCGATTAAGATCATTTCTAGCCTTTTGATTGCTTTAGTAAGGGTGTCTAGCCGTTCATCAGTTAAGACTTTATGCATTTCAAAATCTGAACGCAATCGTCTTATGTCATCAATTTGCGTCATGGTTTAGTCGGCCAATCTTCATCTTTAAGATCAGGCCAGTTTGAATGTGTAGGTAAATCTCTCAAAGCTTGTCGGTAGGTTTTCCATGCAGCATCATTAGTTAAAACTACATCTCTACTTTGTGTCCAGTCTGTTTCTACAAGTAGCGCATTTCTTTGTGATCTATGAAAATTTGCTAAACTTTGTTCTTTTTCACCAGATGCTTTATTTGTTTCGTTCCATTCTTTAGCAATAGCTTCTTTTTCTGCTTGGGTTGTAGCTGAACCATCAGCTTTAGCTATATCTCCAACATCTTGCCATGTATAATCTGTTTTAAAAGCCATTACATTGCACTCCTAATTTGTTTTATTGTTCCAAACATATTGCCAGAGTTCATTTTAAATTTTATTCTAACGATCTCGTCAGTTGTTATGTTGCGGTGCATGGTAAATCCTCTGTTTCCGTCTAGTCCGTTCATATAATCAAAAAAACCAGTACCATTTCTTTGAAGTGTATAACCATATCCACTATCTGATCTTTGATTAGTTTGATGCCAATTTAAAATACCAGTACAAGGCGTACCCATATTCCCAACAGTAGTATCAGCATTTTTAAGAACACCGTCTAATGTAAGATGTGGTGTAGTATTTGATCCACTTCCATTAGAAGTGCTAGTTATACCTCCTGAACTTGGAAATTTAAATTGAGTATAATAAGTATTAAAGGTTGAATAATCTGGTGATCCACTTACTAATTTTGCATATCGCACTTTAAATATTTCATTATGCGTTGCTGCTTGAACACTTATTAAAAATTGATAAAAATAATCATTTTCTACAGTAAATTCCATTTCTGAAACTGATGCATTTTCTGCTGCATCTGTGGTTGCTACTACTTCCCAAGCACCACCACCAGCATCAGCCCAACTTACAGCTCCAGACGCACCACCACTAGTAAGAACTTGTCCAGATGTTCCATAGTTAGCACCAGCTATTCCTATTTGACCAGACGTTCCTAGTCTAATGCGTTCTGTACCAGTATCTGTTGGATCATTAGCAGTTGCGCCAGTTTTAAAAACAAAACCACCAGTATCAGCACCAAAGTTTAAACCATTAGCATCACAAGCCAAACCAGCACTAGCTACACCAGTAGATGTAAGCATCATTGTTGCATTTGTGCTACCATCAGCACCTTCAAGTGTTATACCAGCAGTTGGGTTATTCGTGCCAACACCCAAGTTTCCTGTGCTAGAAAATCTAGCAACCTCAACCATATCTCCACCAGATTGCCTTGCAGCAAAACCTATTGCAGTTGCTTTTGAACTTTCTCTTATAGCACCAATTCTTGCAGCATTCACAGAAAGATTATCAGATGTTTCTCCAGCCATCATAAATAAACCAGCAAAACTATTTGTAGTATTATTTCCTACATTAGATACTGAAATTTCAGAAGGCATTGAAGAATAATTATTTCCATCTGCATTAATATCATCCCATAAATTAGTAGCTGTTATTTCACTAGTATATACTTGAAAAGCACCTTCATTTGTAGCACTAGCAAAACTTGGAAGTGAAACAGCATCTGAATTTAAAATTACATCTCCAGAAAAAGTACCACCAGATGAAGCAATAGCACCTATGTCTGATAATACCTCAGATGTTGATCTGCTTTCTAATCCATTGCTTGTAAAGCGAGCATATTCATCATCAGCTACAGAAGAGCTATCAATTTTTACTGCATTCGTATTTGATATGCCAAAAGTTAAACTAGCTTGTCCACCAATATCTGAAAGAACTTCACTAGCTGAACGACCTTCTATGCTTGTACCATCAATTCTAAGAAAATCATTATCTGCTGCACCACTTGTAAAAACAGGTACGTTTCCAGATGATATGCCTGTTGTTACTGGTGTAATTCCTTGCCAAGAAGAACCATTATAATACTTTAATGCATTAGAAGTACTATTATAAAATAAATCTCCTTCATCTAAACTAGAACTAGGATCAGAAGAACCTACTCTATATCTTTCAGCAAAACTATTTACTCCAGTAATGTTACTAGCAACTGTTGTTATATTAGAATTAGCACCAGCTACTGTTGTAACATTTGCACTTATACCAGCTACTGTCGTTACATTACTTGAGATGCTAGCTACTGTTGTAACATTACTACTTACACCAGCAACGGTAGTTACGTTTGCTTTTATGGCTTCAATTGCATTTAAGTCAGAAACAAAATCACTTGTAGCTAATTGATTTAGGTCACTCACTATATCTGTAGTAGCTAATGTATTAAGATCACTAACTATATCTGCTGTTGCAAGTGTATTTAAATCACTCACAATATCACTAGTAGCCAACGTATTTAAATCGCTAACTATATCAGATGTTGCTAATGTATTTACATCACTTACAAAATCAGCAGTTACCAAACTCATGTCTGTAATAAAATCACTTGTGACTAATCCCATTTTTGTAACGAATGTGCTGTCAATGAGTGCCATATCAGCTGCAAAGTCGGAAGTAATTAAACTTGCTTTACCAGCAACGGTTGTAACATTGGATGATATTCCAGCCACGCTAGTAATATCGGATGATATAGAAGCACAGGTGGTCACATTTCCAGAAATTCCACTAACAACAGTAAGCGTATTGGTAGCTGATGTGCCGTCTTGAATATCGGCTAATAATGCAATGTCAGTAGTTACAGCTGCTAATGTTGTTACATCATCAGAAGTCGCACTTGGCTCTATAACGCCTGTCGTACTATTAAATTGTAAATACTTTCCTTTTCTTGTGGCAACATCATCTGACAATTGGAAGAAAGAATTATTAATTTGTGCGCCGTCTTTATCTAATAAATTAGTACGGCTTAAACGAAATGATCTGTCTACCTCTTCCTGTAAAGCTTGCACTTGCATAGTAAGCTTATCTAGACTTGTTTCAATTAATTCTGCATTGAAGGGGTCGTTATTAACTAAATTTAAATCTTGGTCTTGTACTGGTGTTCTTCTTAAAATAACCTTTTCACCGTTTGCCGGTCTGAAATCTGTAGCTGAATAATGAGCATCATTAGTGTTTCCAGTATTAAATTTAAAAAGTACATTTCCACCACTATCCTGGTTAACCGTTGGAATAATATAATGTGAATTAAGGGTTTTTTCTGTTTCTGTTCCTGTTGTGGATCGAACAATAACCTTTAGATCAGTAGCTTCTATAATTTTGAAATTAAAAGTAAAGTTATGGTCTGTACCATTGGCATTAAGAATAACTGTACTGGTTGTTGTTGAAAGTGTCATTGTGCCTTTAACCTTTCTTTAGCTTCATATACTTGTCTAAGATTTTCATAACCGGGTAGTTCTAATAGTTCCTTGACGGCTTCATCATAAAACTGATCTTCTAGTTGTTTTATAATTGTTATTTGATCTTTGGTGGTAACATCTGAACGATGATACATATACGCTCCAAATTTCTTACCAATTTTTGTATTATTTATTAATCCCTCTAATGCTTCATTAAAAGTATATCCTTTTACTAAAACGCCATCATTTTGACTTTTGGCTAATCGGTTATAATCATAAATTTCACCATCCGACAGACGCATACCATTTAATCTTTTTCTTACTGATAATGGATAATTTTTATCCCCGGAAACCATAGTTAATCGAAGCATTTCTTTATCGACAGCATCAAGTTCATTGCTTTGCTTATACTTCATCCCGGTAAGAAAATTCCATGTAGCTGCGCTTGGGTTTTGAGAAAAAGAAGGTGTTTCGTATCTTGTTTCGTATTCACCTTTGTCATTAAGAACCTGATAGGTTCCTATAATTTCTCCACGACCATCAACAGTAGGTACTAAATTATCTTTATCCTTCAAAGGTGATCTCTTGGCAATTAAGCTTTTTGCCCAATTACTGTAATCAACATACGCATCACTAAATGAATCTGTAGGCATCCCAAGCATATGATAATTTTTAGATCCATCTAATAATATAAACTTTTCTAAATCTTCTTCAGTTATACGCTTAAAATCTTTTCTTGGCTTTAATCTTACAGGATCAACATTCGCATCTAAATTACCAATAAAAGACGAATAGAAAAAAGGTGCATTTTCTAATACACTTGTACCAACTGTATCACCTATGAAATCTGTTATATTTCTATATATAGTTCCAGCTTCTTCTTTTTGCTGTAAAGACCTAAAAGACTGTAAAATATTTGCAACGCCTTGCAAGGTTGGAAGCTCTTCATAATATTGCAAAGTTGATAAAGTAGCCCCTAACCCAATTTTAAAGGATAACTCCGCACCTTCTGGTGTTTTTGGAAGGGCAGCAATCATTTCTGCTGAATGCCCATAAATAGACAGAATAGAAGCCATTGGTCCAAACCCAGCTATACTTGTATAATTTAATGGACCATTAGGAATACCATAGCTATCAAATAAAGGTAGAAATTCACCGGTTGTTTCATTTTTGGGAAACCCTTCACCTCTTGTAACAATGCTATAAGGCTGTTTGCCAGCTGCATAAAAGGCTTCTCTTTGGTTTTTGTCTTTAGGAGCTGGACCTATAAACCGTCCACTCTGAACCATTTGGTAGGCCGTAAACGCCACTCCTGATCCAAATGCCCATTTACCCATTGCATTTTGATGAGCCGCTGGACCATTTTGACCAGTTATATTTTTAAACGTCTTAGGACGTAGCATTGAAACAATAGGTACAAAATCTACCGTATTTAAAATATCATTGGTAGGCGCTGTAGAAAAAGCAATGATAAACCTTCCAACAAGTGTGTTTTGGAATTGTCCTATGGCTTTACCAACTATGTTATCTTTTCCTATTGGACTTGTTAATGTGTCGTATGCTGCTTTTTCCTGTAATGCAGCGTCTACGCTTTTAGGGTCCATATAAACCATTAAACCCTGATCAAAAGCATCTTGAAAATCTTCTTTTGTTAAATCACCCTTTTCCATTCTTTTTTGTCTAAGGATTTGATTGTATCGCCTATGTGCCTGTACTCCTAGTTCACCTCTTGCAGATAAAGATTTAAAAAATTCATCACCAGCTAATAAAAACCTAAATGGAATACTAAAGGCTTTTGATACAAAATCGGCTGATTGACCAATAATTCCTGTTTTTGCTGATGTTTGGCCT